TTAAAAGAAGTGAGACTCCATTCTTTCATTATGAAGTAGCAGATGCATTAATGGATTTAGATCAAAGACAATTAGGAGTTATATTACCAAGGGGGCATGGCAAGACAGTACTTACTAAATGCAATATATTACATGACTTTGTGTTTACAAAGGAGCCCCTGTTTTACGGTTGGGTTGCTGCTAGTAGTAAAATATCTGTACCAAACCTTGATTATATTAAGTACCATCTTGAGTACAATGATAGGATAAAGTATTACTTTGGTGATTTAAAAGGGAGGAAATGGACAGAAGATGATATCGAGCTTAATAACGGTTGCAAACTCATTAGCAAGAGTAATTTATCAGGTATTCGTGGTGGTGCCAAGCTACATAAGCGTTACGATCTTATTGTTCTTGACGATTTTGAAGATGAGAATAACACGGTCACGCCTGAATCGAGGTCAAAAATTTCCAACCTCGTTACTGCTGTCGTCTTTCCTGCACTCGAACCGAAAACGGGAAGACTAAGAATTAATGGAACCCCTGTACATTATGATAGTTTTATACAAAAGATTTTAGTGGGACATGAACAGGCAAAGAAAGAAGGTGTACCTTATTCATGGAAAGTGATAACATATAAAGCATTACTTGATGATGGTGAGGTTTTATGGCCTAGCTGGTTTGGTCATAAAGAGATGGAACGTAAAAAGAAGTTCTATGCTGATAGCGGAACTCCTCACAAGTTCTATCAAGAATACATGATGGAAGTTCAGAGCGAAGAAGATTCAATCTTTACTAGAGATCATATAAAGTTTTGGGATGGTCAATTTGTTAAAGATGAAGACTCTGGATTGTCATTTGTAGTACCTGAAGGAGATGATCCCAAGCCATGTAATATATTTGTAGGTGTTGATCCCGCTACTGATAGTGCTAGAAGAAACTCTGATTATAGTGTACTTATTATTGTTGCAGTTACTCCAGATAATAATATTTATGTTTTAGATTATGTAAGGAATAGAACATTACCAGTATTAGGTGTTCCTGGTACAGGACAAAAAGGAATAGTAGATCATATGTTTGAGCAAGCTAATTTTTACAATCCAGTTTTATTTACAATAGAAGATACTACTATGTCTAAACCTATCTTCCAAGCTATAAGAGCAGAAATGAGAAGAAGGAATGAGTTTAATATTGCATTTAAAGAAGAAAAGCCTGGCAATAGAATGAGTAAAAGAGATAGAATACAGGAAATACTTGCACAAAGATTTGCTGTAGGGCAAATACATATAAAGAAAACCCAGTATGACTTGCATAGAGAGATTACAACATTTGGACCTAGGATGGCTCATGATGATACAATAGATGCATTAGCATATGCATGTAAGTATGCACATCCACCTCAAGGGTTGCAAGAGAATAAAGGTACTTGGACAAAACAAAAGAAAAAAGCTAAGAGTTGGGTGGTAGCATAAGGAGATAATATGCCTAAGTTTGGGAATAGTTCTAAGAAAAGATTAGCAACATGTGATGATAGATTACAAAAAGTATTTAACGAAGTTATAAAGCATGTAGATTGCTCTATACTGGAGGGACACAGAAGTGCTGAAAGACAAAATAAACTATTTGAAGAAGGAAAGACAAAAGTACAATATCCAAATGGTCGTCATAACGCTGATCCTAGTAGGGCTGTTGATGTGGCCCCTTATCCTATTGACTGGGATGATCGTGAGCGTTTCCACCTTTTTGCAGGATTTGTTATTGGGATAGCAAAAGGAATGGATATAAATCTTCGATGGGGAGGAGACTGGAACATGAACTTTGAAGTGGATGATAATCAATTTGATGATTTTCCACATTTTGAAATTAGGGGAGAATAATGGCTAAAAAGAAAAAAGCAGATATAATAAGACGATTATTTAACTTATCAAATAACTGGACAAGAAAACAGTGGGAGTATATTAATCAAAAAGGATATGAATTTGCACATGATGAACAATTATCCCAAGATGAGAAAAACTCTTTAGAAGAACAAGGCATGCCTACATTTACTATTAATAGGATTATGCCTGTTGTAGAAATGTTAAACTTCTATGCAACTGCACAGCAACCACGATGGCAGGCTATTGGTGTTGAGGGAAGTGATATTGATGTGGCTGCAGTATATTCTGATTTGTCAGACTACATATGGAACTTATCTGATGGTAATACTTTGTATTCAAATGCAATAAATGACTGCATAACAAAAGGTCTTGGTTATTTACTTGTAAGTGTAGATAAGGATGCCGATAATGGGATGGGCGAAGTAAAGATCCAGCAACCTGAACCCTTTGATTTATATGTGGATCCAAAGTCTAGAGATATGTTATTTAAGGATGCTGCTTTTATTCTTGTTAGAAAGGTGCTTCCTAAAAATCACTTAATAAAACTATTCCCTCAATACAAAGCTAAAATCAATAAAGCTTCTAGTGATGAAAGATCTCAACGATCTTGGTCTGCAAGAGCTATGGGGGATGCAGAGCATAAGTTGTTTATGTATAATGATGCTAATGAAAATACAAACTTTGCTGTAGATGAAAAAGGAGAGATGGATCAGTTAATAGAATTTTTTGAACTCTATGAAAAAGTAAAAGTAAAATATATAAATGCATTCTATAGAATACCTCCTGATGAGCAAGCTCTAGCTCAAATAAAACAGCAATGCGATGTGATGATGAAAGAGATGGAAGCTGAACAGCAAGTTCAATTACTAGAACAGCAACAGCAAATGGAAGCTGCAGTACAAGGAGGCAAGATGCTTCCTGAAAGGTATGAACTTGAAATGCAAAAAGCTCAAGAAATGATGCAATCTCAACTTGAAGGTTATTATCAACAATGCATGAGCCAATTGCAGATGGAGCAATCTAAAATAGAAAATAGAGTTCTAACTGAAAAAGAATTTAATTTATTAATGGAAGATGAAACATTTGCACAAAATTTAGTTGATCAGGTTGAGTTTTTCGGAACCAGAATAAAACAAACTTGTGTAGCTGGTGATCAAGTTCTTTACGAAGAAATTTTCCCATCAAATGTAACTGAGTATCCAATTGTCCCATTTCATTTTAAATGGACAGGTACTCCATTTCCAATCAGTGCAGTATCTCCACTTGTAGGTAAACAGCAAGAGATAAATAAAGCACATCAAATTATGGTGCATAATGCTTCACTGGGATCAAGTTTAAGATGGATGTATGAAGAAGGATCTGTTGATGCAGAGCTTTGGGAAAAGTATTCAGCCGCCCCTGGAGCTTTATTACCTGTGCGGCCAGGTGTAGAAAGACCAACCCCAGTGATGCCTGCTCCATTATCAAATGCATTCTTTAGTATTGTTCAAGAAAGTAAATCTGATATGGAATACCTAGCTGGTATCTATTCTTCTATGATGGGAGATACTGGAGCTGGTAGCGAAACATACAGAGGAATGCTTGCAATGGATGAGTATGGTACAAGAAGAATAAAACAATGGATGAAAAATTCTATTGAACCTTCTTTAAAGCAACTAGGAACTATTGTCATGCAAATGTCCCAATCAATATACACAGCACAAAAAAGATTTAGAATAATTCAACCTAATGCGATACAGGAACAAAAAGAAGCTGAAATAAATGTACCTATTTATAATGATATGGGTGAGGCTATAGGTAAATCAATGGATTATTCTAGTGCTAAGTTTGATGTTAGGATTATAGCTGGGTCTACATTACCTGTAAATAGATGGGCCTATCTAGAAGAATTGAAACAATTAATGCAGATGGGTGTTATTGATGATATAGCATTACTTTCAGAAGCTGATATTAAAAACAAAGAACAGATAATGAAAAGAAAGAGTATGTATTCTCAATTACAAGGTCAACTTCAGAGTATGGAAGAATCCTTAAAAGATAAAGAAGGCACTATTGAAACTCTATCTAGACAATTAGTTCAGGCTGGCATAAAAGGTAAGATACAATCTGCTGAAGTAGAAATATCTAAAAAGAAAGAAGATGTAAAAGGCAGAATGGAAAAAGCT